TTATTGTCTCGCCCTCCGATTAGCCGCTACACGTTGCATCGCCGTATTTGCGCGGAGCTGTGCAATGTCCTCATTGGACTGCAACCGCTCCTGATCCTGCATAGCCTTTTGCGCCATCCGCTGCTGCTCCAAAGCCAGCTTCTGCTGGTCGTTCTGAGCCTTGTTCTGGATGTCCTGCGCCTTAAGCTGCAAGTTCTGCTGCTGGATCTGGATCAACGGATCTGGGCCCTGCGGAGGAGCAATCTGCTGCATCAGCTGAGCAAGCATCCCAGCTTCAACCTTTGCCACCTCAACTTCCATCTCATGCGGCTGCAACATCATGTTGATGCCCTGCTGCTGCATCTGAATCACAACCTGCTGCTGTGCAGCCAAGGACAGATGTTCAAGGACATGGGACAACAAGACACCATAAACTGCCGGTGATGCCTGCAACAAAGGCAACCGCATAAACGCCGTATGCGTCTGGATATGCGCGATATGATCTTGATCAGGGAACACCTTCAAAGGCTGGCCGCCCGATGGAATGACCAAGGACCGAGCATTTTCAAGCGCGGGGCTTTCAGGAATTGGCTTTGGCGGAGGCGGAAGAACCAAGTCAATATCGGTGACACCCAACGCCGAATACATCCGGCGATAAGCCTCATACATATTGTGCATCTGCGGAGCCTGCTGCGCTAACTGCAACTGCTGCTGCGCCAACGTAATCCGCTGTGTCATCGAGAAGATGTTAGGATCGCTTACAGGAAGAACGTCAATCCGACCGTCAAAATCCTGAGCCTTGACCGATACATCCGCGCCCTGAACCTCATAAGGATATACAGGGGGAAGATACTCACCAAAGATCCCTGCAAGAAGCTTAAGCTCCTGCATCTGAGCAAAGTGCATACGCTTGTGGACCGCTGACATGACACGGCTGCCACGTTCCAAAAGCGCAATCGTGGTTCCTACAGGAAGCTCTTGGTTGGATTCACCCATTCCAAGGTCCGTGGTCCCAATAAATTTCTCCGCTGCACCAATACAAAAACCAAGATTGGCTGCAAGGTCGCCGCCCGGTGCATCGACATCACGCCATTCGCCGGGTTGAATCGGAGTTTGGTCCTCGATCCTCAGACCTCGGGCCTTGAAGCCCGCTGGAAGGTTTGCAAGAGTTCCTGCATCCACAAGCTGACGAAGTATTGAGGTAGATGCGCGACTGAGGTTGCCCAGAAGATGAACGAGTCCAAATCCATAGAACCCAAGTCCGGGGAGAAACTTATAGTGTACAAAGAACTGGCGCTTGATTTTCTTAACATCGTCTTCCCTCCAGTTCCGACGAATTGACAAGACTTGCAGCGATGTCTTTTCGTATGTCACGATATACGGAATCTGGAGACCGGTCACATCGCCGTTCTCGTCCTTGTCTTCAAAGCCATCAATGTCGAGATAGCAGTGGCACTCGTGCAGAGTGTATTCGTTTGGCTCTACAGGATCATCAATACCTGTCGTGCGGTTAATCTGTTCTTGGATCTCGTCCTTGCCACCAGTCCAAGGCTTGCCAAGAGAAATGTCACGATAGAAGCCGTTCACCTGAAGACGCTTCAACTCGTTAGGTGAATACTTCAAGACATGCGTGACACGCTCCGATGTCAGCAAATCCCTTGCAGCATAAGGAACAATCAAGTCCTTTGGCTGGATATACGGGCTTGTCGCACGTCCAAGATATTCATCATAATAAACTTTCTTGAACATCGAACCGCCGTAGCCCAAGAAATACAGCATCTGATCGAAGTCAGGATCATACTCTTCCATGACCTGCGTGATCTGGTAATTCATGAACGTCTTGACGCGCTCGGCCTGCTGTTCCTTTTCAGGTGTTACCTTGCCGATGATGGCCGTTCTTACAGGGCCGCCAGCAGGAAGCATTTCCTTGTAAGCCTGAGCTTGGAACTGCGTGACTGCCTCATTCAAGATTGGGTGTGTCACGCCGGTTGCGCCGTCAAACGGCTCAGTCCGCTCTTCATAGTTCAAACCAAGAAGGACCATGCCCTTCTCGTACATATGCTTCCATTCTTCACGACCGCGATCATCTTCCGTGATCAGATCGTCCAAGTCCTTAACAATCTTCTGCAAAACCTTTTCGGGAAGATGCTCCGCAAGATTTGCGGAGAACTCTACTTCAATCTCCGCATCCTCTTCGCCCTCAAGTTCTGGAGCATTCTCCGGCGAATCTTCAATCTCGGAGAAAGCATTCTTGTGCTCCGCGTCCCCCATCGCATCGTCTCGCATCCCGTCAAGGGTGCCGGAGTGTATTGAAGTTTCTACGTTGTTGAAGGGGGACTGAGCCATTAGTAACAATTCCTTTTTATATTAAGGGTCAAACCAGCCCTCAATAATAAATCCGTTTTACTTCCCGTTCGACACGCTCGACAACAAGATCCTCAGGATGCGTAAGAAACCCGCCCTGTCTGAACCGCATCAAAGCCTGTGTCGCTGCGTCACAGTGGTCATCGTGTTCCCCGAATGGGAACGCTGCCATTTCCTCTATGACCTCTTCAGCCCAAGCCGTTTCAGGATACCACACCAGACCTGCTTCGAATAGTGGGGCCACAGAGTTCATGCGAGCGTGTTTATCATTCCCACGGCTCGGTGTAAAATTTACCACCGGAATGCCCGAGGACCGAAGTTCTTGGGTCAAGGGTATCCCTGCAGCCTTGGCTTCGACCAAGATCACCTCAGGGTCCCAGTACTTTGATTCCTCAAAAGCTATCCGTTTCAGATCGGGGAACTCCCACCGACCCTTCTTTGCGTCCAACAGGATTACGTTAGGCGGAGCGTCTTCCCTCGGATAGAACACACCCCACGTCTGGATTGAGGTAAAGTCGGCGGTTCTGGTCTTCAAGAACGCCGTGTCATAGCTTTGCATGACATAGTGCAGACGGGGGATGTCCTCCTTCTTCCAAGGTTTCCACCACTCGCGTTTGATAATCGCCGCCGTGTCAGACGTCGGCTTCTGCATGTACTGGGCATTCCACTGTGTCAGCGGAATCGAAGCCTTGATCTTCTCAAGCTCCTCGATCTTCCAGTATTCCGGCCAGAGCGCCGCGCCGCTGTCCAAGATTGCAGGAAGTTCGATCACTTCCCACTGGTCGGCCTTGGGGTCTCTGGCGGCCTGCTTCAAAAGTCTTGCGGTGAGGTCGTTCTCACCCCACCGTGTCATGACCAGAATGATCGCACCACCCGGCTGAAGACGCTGTCTAGGTCCTGAAGTATACCAGTCCCACGCATTTTCCAGAGCCGTAGGCGACATTGCATCCTGTTCAGAATGAGGATCATCCACGATGAATAGATCAGCACCGCGACCCGCAATGTTACCGCCCACGCCTGCCGCGTAGTATTCCCCGCCATCATCCGTCTCCCACCGGTATGCCGCCTTTGAGTCAGACCTCAAACGGACATCAAACAACCCTTGATATTCCTTTGTCTCCATAAGGTTCTTGACCTTACGACCAAACCTGATCGACAGGTCCGCCGTGTGGGTGGCCTGCATAATCTTCATGTTTGGCTTCTTGCCAATCATCCAAGCTGGAAACAGGAAGCTGGCAAACTCAGACTTTGTATGGCGAGGCGGCATGTTGATGATCAGGCGTTTCAACTTACCCGATGCCACCTCTTCAAGCTTCTCAGCCACCATCTTATGATGCCTGCCGCCAATGAATGACGGCCACATCATCTTAACAAAATCCATAAAGTTATCTTTACTCTTGTCGTTATTATTTAGCTCCCCCAGTCTGCCACCAAGCTGGAGAAGCCTTTTTCTTGCAGCATCTATATCACCGCTCATTATTTCTTCCGCCAAGCTCTATTCTTAGACTGTGACATGACACGGAGGTTGGATCTTGCATTGCTGCCACCGGATCTGACAGGGGTGATATGATCCACATCTTTACCGTCGCCCTTGCTTACAAGGCCCGCTTTAGCTAACTTTCGCCGCGCTTGATTACGCATAGTCCGCTTTTTGACGTTTTCAGGGGTAGCATTATAGCCCCGGTCCATTTTGCGGATCTGAGATGGGGTACGATGAGATGAAGGATCGCGCTTCTCATGTTTCATATGAAACACCTTGCGGTTGGAAATCCAAGATAGATGCTTCCTTATACGACATTGCACGGTTCTTCAGCAAGGTAGACGTCGGCAAAGCTGAAGAATGCTGGGAATGGCGGGGCCGAAAGACCAGTGGAGGATATGGTGAAATCTCTATAAACGGCGTCAAATATGCTGCCCACAGATTTAGCCTGTCCCTTGTTGTTGGACCAATCCAAGATCCAAGTATCGTGGTCCGCCACAAATGCGACAACAGACGTTGTGTCAATCCCAACCATCTTGAGACCGGCAGCCATCAGGAGAATATGGCTGACAGACAGCTTCGTGACAGAACCGCCAGAGGACAACACAATGGCAGGGCAAAGATAACCGAAGACGATGTCAGGAGAATAAGGGCCGACAACCGCATATCAAGTGAGATAGCCAAAGAATACGGGATTACAGAAACTGCTATCAGGTTTATCCGGAAGCGCCAGACGTGGAGCCACGTCAGTGATAATCCTCTAGATCCACATCAATAATCGGCTCGTCAAAGTCCTCGTCATACTCAGCGCCGCCAACCTCAACAACCGTGTCACCCTCTTCTATCAGGACCGGTTCGCTGAAGGCCTCGTAGAACTTGTTCAGCTCCTCCTCCAGATCTTCGACCGTGGAGCCGACCGGCGCGACGTTGTCCTTGGACCAGTACTCGATTTCGTCGTCCTCATTGTAATAGACCTCTTTGATCACATAGAGGTCCTCTTCCAAGGCGCTGGCGCTGGGAATGAGAAAGACCCGGTAGTTCCATGTCATGACAGCCTCCTGATTTGGTTTTTTTATACTACCACGGGCCGCCGGGGGCCCCAAACCGTTTTGCTCGTTAGGGGGTCAGCGGACTTTTTTGCGTTGCTCACATACCGTGGAAAATCGGGATTATAGGACAATCGCTGCGAACGGGGGCCCGATTAGGGGGGTCCGGGGTCCGTGTCACGATGTCATTTGTCACCTGACATTGGGCAAGGGACCCGTGTCACCTTGTCATGGCCTGTCATGTCATGTCATGGACCGTGTCACGCTGACAGCTTTACCATGCGTCATGACCATGCGTCATGACCATGCGTCAGCCTTACGTTATGTTACGTCATGACATTGCGTAAACGTAAGCTTGACGTTGCGTAACGTAAGCAAACGCCGGGACGATCTGTCACGGTTTACGTTGCGTAACGTAAACCTGACAGCGGTCCTTGGTCCTCGTGTCACGTGTCACTGACAGCGGACCTTGGGCGATGGTGCCAGATGGACCTTTTTATGGTGCCAGAAATTCGAGGGTCATGACAGGGCGGGCGGCGGGGCTTGTTTTCCCCTATAAAATCAAGGGCTTACAAAGCCGAACGCCGCAAGCCTGCCGTTTTTTGTCAGCGTGACAATTCGAATTGACACGGGC